CCCAGCGCGTCGAATTGCGAGACGCGAATACCCGCTGTCGGACTGACTGACGTAAAGCGGGTCATCCCGTCATCCATGAGGTACTCGCGCGTGTAGGCGCGATCAAACACGATCTCGATATCGAACGCGGTCCCGCCTGCCGGGAGATACGTGGCGGGCTCGCCGAAGATCTCGAAGTTCGGCACGAGCACGACTTGATCCCAATCGATCATGCGTGCCTCGCGCTAACGACGACGACCGGTATGCGCAGGCGGCGAATCGGGCGACGGATCCGGGCTATCGGTACTCGCCTCCGCGGCATCGGGGTCGGTCTCACCCGTGGAAGTCGCCTTGTCGGCATCGGCGTCCGCCGCCATGAACGACGCGAGTCGCGTCCCTGTAAAGAGCACTTCGGGCCGTGTGCAGATGAAGAGCGGATAGGCGTAGGTTTCCATCTTCCAGAACATCCGACGCAGGAGGTCGAAGATCGGGAGGACATACACGGGCCGTCCGGGCGTGTTGACCCAGTCGACGGTTTCGCCCGGTGCCATCGCTTCGCGAAAGATGCCCGGCGCGCCCACGGGGAAGAACACGGCCTGATCGTCGGGGACCTTGATCGTCGAGTTATCGTCCGAGCCGCGATAGTTAAACCACGTGATATCGGAGAAGTTGAAGAGACTAAACGCTCCGCCTTGACCGCCGTCGCGAATATCGCGCGCATCGGAGAAGTTCAGGAAAGTACGGATCACGTCCGGATGGTTGACGAAGCTGTCATAAAACGCATCGCCACACATCGCATAGACGCGCGTGGTCGGCGTGAATGCGCCTTGCGCCTTGCGCGCCATCGAGCGAATCAGCGCATTACAGATCGGTCGGAGCGTGTTCGCCGTGCCCGCGACGAGATTAAAAAGGATCGTCGGCGGTTTGGTGATACCGAATTCGTCGAACCAGTTGTATTTGATCGAGCCGTCTTTCGGATCGAGGACGTAGCCTTGCAACGCAGCGAGACGAAGATATTCTTTTGTGTACTCGACGCTGGCAAGGAGACCCGTCGGACCTGACAGACGTCGCGCGACTTCCGCCTCGACTTGCATGAGAATGCTTTCGGTGCCGAATTCGCGGATACCTTGTACTTCTTCCGCGTAGATCGTGTCGTCGTGCATCAGACGCGGTACGTTGAAGTAGCGCATGTCGCGCTTCTCCGTAGTGCGCTGCGTACCTTCCGCGCCGCGTTCCGAGAACGGAATCAGTACCAGTTTGCCGGTGCGCTCTTCGACCGCGAGCGCTTTCGTGCGGATCGGATTCGGTTCGAAGATACCGAGCGCGCCAAGCCCCACCGGCTGGAAGGGATTGCGCTGGACAGCGTCGGAAAGCGCAATCGAAGTGAATGGATCTTGATGGAATACGTCCAGAATTTCGCCAGCCATGACGGGACTCCCCGAAAAGGCCGAGGGCCGCATCGCCGTGAAGCGGTGCGGCCCTCGTTAAAAAAGAAGAACGGGTATTGCGAACGAATCGGGCGAGTTAGCGCAGAATCACGCCGAGCGCCTTGAGCTGACCCGTGGCGGTTGCGATCTGCGGACCCGTCGCTCCAGCCGGCCAGATCAGTTCCGAAGCGTTGATTTCAGCGTTGCGCAGTACGACGACAGCTTGTTTGTTCGCGCTCGTGGTATCGCGCGTACCGAACAGAATCCCTGCGGCGGTTTGTGAGCCATCGGACGCGCCGGTATTGAGCGGCGCGAACACGCCTGACGCAGTGATCGCACCGAGTACGGTCCCGGCCAGTACGAGAGCGCCGCCGCCGAGCGTGACCTGATCGCGCGACTGATGGCCGTTCGCTTCCGAGACGAGAAATCCGCCGTCATGCCAGACTTCATAGAGCGGAGGAGTAGTCGGAGCACCCATGTTGTGCCTCCTGTCGTGAAAAAGGATTAAGCGCGGGCGTTATGCGCGCGGGGATTGACCTTTGCGAACACGCGATCCCAATTCGACGCGATCGCTTGATGCGACGTCTGTTCAGGTCGTCCGCCCGTCCCGAGTGACGGATTGCGCGCAGCGCGTTCGCTCGAGGCGGGCGCGGGCGTCGCTTCGAGCATGGCGATCGCTTCACCGCGTGGCAGACGCGTCTTGAACGCCAGATGCGCAGCCATCACGGGATTGCGTCCCGCTGCACGGCACGCAAAGATGGAAGCGCAGCGCGCCTGTTCGCGAAGGCGAGCGCGCGCAATCGCGCTCGCGCCACGCATTTCGCCCTCGTCATCGTCTTCGGCCTCTTCGTCTTCAGCCTGCGCGCGCTTGGCGCGTCGCGCGTCTTTATCCTTTTCTTTCTCGTCGTCGTCGTCGTCCTTGTCGTCCTTGTCTTCGTCGTCGTCCGCCGCGCGCGCTGCGCTCGCCTTGCTCTTTCCGTTCGTGTTGTCTTCGCGATCGCGCTCGCCGTCGTCCTTCTTCTTATCGTCGTCGTCCTCTTCAGCGCGAGCGGCGCGCGCTTCCTTGTCCTTGTCCTTCTCGTCGTCGTCATCTTCGGCGCGGGCGCGCGCGCTCATGCCCGACAGGTGCGCAAACGAGAGCGCCTTGGCCATTCCAGTCAATTTCATTTTCAGCCTCCCAATTCCAGATACAAAGCCTGCAATGCTTCATCAGGCGACATCACGGCGTCAGCCAGACCGAATTCCACGCCCTGCCCTCCGAGAAAAGTAGCGCCCTGCGCGGCGCGGATCTTCGACGCCGCGAGCGCGCGATTGCGCGCGACGGTCGCGAAAAAAATGTCAGCGACAGCGTCAACGTCGCTCTGGATCTGTTGGCGCGCTTGTTTCGAGAGCGGCTCGTATTCGTTGCCCTCCCCTTTGCGCTCGCCCGACGCGATCAGCGTGACCGTGATCCCTTCCTCGTCGAGCGCGCGCGAGAAGTCGACATGCGCGACGATCACGCCAATCGAGCCCGTCCCGCCCGTACGCGGAACCGTGATCACGTCGCACGCGGAAGCGAGCGCATAGGCGGCGGAGTACGCGCCTTCGCTCAGAATCGCCCACAGCGGCTTGACGCTGCGCGCGGCGTAGATCGCGTCGACCAGATCGAAACAGCCGGCGACTTCGCCACCCGGCGAGTCGATATCGAGCGCGATCGCGCGCACGGTGCTATCTGCGAGCGCGAGCGCGAGGTTCGCGCGCAGACCGTCGTAACCGGTCATGCCCGAATACGGCTGGAGCGTGCCGAGACGTTGCACCAGCGTTCCCTGTATCGGAATGATCGCGATCCCCTCGAGGATCTGATAGGGGCGTGGCTCGCTCGGATCGCCGGGATCCGGATCGCCCTCGAACACGAGCATTTCGCCGTCGGCGCGCAACAGGCGCGCGAGACCGAAGCGATCCGCGAGCGCGGCCATCACGATTTCGATCTTGCCCGGCGCGATCGCCAGCGGGACATTGAACAGTCGCGTCGCGAGGTGAGGGTAATTGTGCGGGGGTTTCATCGTCGACGATCCTATTGCGGTATCGGCGCGGGTTCAGGTCGCGCCGCTTCCGCTGCGGCGACTTCGCCCGCCCATGTCGGCGGATTGAGTCCAAGGTCTTTCATGAGCCGGATTTCCGACGCGCGCTGGTGGAGGACTTCCTCGAAGTCGAGACCTTGCTCCGCACACTCGCGCTTGAGCGTCGAGATAGCGGCGTCCATTCCCATGACCGCGCCCGCTTTTTCCTTGGTCGGATCGATCCAGCCACGCGCGACGCCCATCCAGCCACAGCGCGAGTAAGCCGCGCGCATTTCGAGGTAGGACGGCGCGTTGCGCGGGAGCGGGAGCTCGCCGTAATCCATCGCCTCCCACAGCCACGCGCCATAGACCGGCGTCGCGAAGTTCAAACAAAACTCGTCGCGCCGACGCATCAGCGTTTTCCACGCCTCTAGCAACGCTGCGCGCGCGCTCGAATAGTTCGTCCGTGACCAGTCCTGCGTGATCTGCTCCGCTGACAGACCCAGACACGCGGCGATCACGCGCTGCATTTCATGCGCGAAGGCTTCGAAGTTGCCGTGCGGGTGCGCGCTCGATACGCTCGTTATCTCTTCGCCCGGCGCAAGCGTCGGAACGCGTACGCCGCTCAGATAGGCGGGTCGTTCGTTTGCCCATTGCGCGCGCAACTTCTGATAAAGCGGCAGTTCTTCGCCTTCGCCGCCGCCGAGCGCGTCCTGTACCAGCGCGGGATCATACGGACTCGTCACGTAGGTACCGAAGATCGCCGACACCGCCGCCGCTTGGAGCTCGACGCCGTAGTAGTTGCCGAGCATGTACGCGTGCTGGAGGATCGGCATGAACACGCCGAGGCCGCGGTGCTGGCCTGCGCGATCGCGATCGAAGTCGTGAATGACGCGCGGCCAGCCATCCGCGTCAAAGCGCGGGATCCGCTCCCATGTATTCGCCTCGATCGCGAGATACCAGTCGTTCGGCTCCGCTTTGCGGATGTGATACGCGACGGGCGCGCCGTTGTCGTCGATCTCGACGCCGCCGCGTAGATTCGCCATATCGATCATCTGATACGGGTTCGTGAGGCGGTCAGGGTCGACGAGCTGGAGCGCGGTCGCGTAGTCCGCTTGACCGTAGGCGCGCTGGTCGGGGAGCCAGTACAGGACGCCGAGTCCGTCGCCGTCGATCAGCTTGTGTCGCATCGCGAGGCGAAACTGCTGGCCGAGCGTGAGCGCGCGACCGACGTCGTTATAGCGACCGGGATTCTCCGCGAAGCCGCGATAGAGTGCCTCCGCGGTGCGTCGAAAATCGTCCGCCCAGTCCGCATCGAACGCTGTGATACCGGTGCGTAGCGCGAGCGCGCGGTAATCGGGATTCGCCGTGAGCTGGAGGTTCGTACCGATGGTGTTATCGAGGATCCGATTGACGGCGCCGACGATCCAGCCATCGTTGCGCGACAGATCGCGCGCACGTGCGACCATGCGGTCGCGAAAGAGGTTGATTTCGGAGTCGGGCGAGCGGATCCACGGGAGCCAGTTCCCCATCTCCTGCGTCATCCAGTTCGCCGCCTCGTACGGAAACTGGTACGGCGCGAGACCGAGCGGGGAGCCCTGCATACCTGCGCCGGGCGGGGTCGCTTGCGCGCGTAGTCGACGCGACGAGCGCGACGCCACGGGTAATTGCGGCGCGTCCGGTATCGGTGCGCCGCGTTCGTCGACGATCAGACCCATCTTAATGTGTCAACCTTGGTTGACTTTCTGTAAACTGCGGTTTACAATGTGCGAATGATAGAAATTCGCGCTACCGATGCTTACTCGAACTGGATCGCCTCGCTGCGCGATCCTGTCGCGCGACGTGCGATCGCTTCGCGACTATTGCGGATCGAAAGCGGGTTGTTTGGCGACGTCAAACCGATCGGCGACGGATTGTCAGAGCTGCGCGTCGACGTCGGTCCCGGTTATCGGGTGTACTTCGGTCGACGCGGCGCGGTACTCGTGATCCTGCTCGGCGGCGGCGATAAGTCGACGCAAAGTCGAGATATCAAACGAGCGCGCGAGCTCTGGAAAACCTTGGAGGATTAATTCCCATGAAAATCGCAGACCTGAAAACTGTTGATCTCGCTGAATATCTGAAGACCGATAAAGATCGTGCCGATTTTCTGGCAGACGCGATCGATGCGGAACATCCCGAACTGTTCGCGCGAGCGCTCGACATCGTCGCCCGCTCGCGCGGTATCTCGGATCTCGCGCGGCAAACTGGCTTGACGCGAGCGGGTATCTACAAAGCCATCAGCGAGGGCGCGAATCCCTCGTTTGATACAGTGCTGCGTCTGCTCGACGCGCTCGGCGTAGAGCTCGTCGCGCGACCGAAGCAAAGTCATCAGAAAAATGGCGCGAGCGGCGCGCGCCGGTTGCAGGTATAGCCCTGAAGATCCGCGATCTTCTTTTGCAGGCCCAAAATGCCCTGCACCAGATCGCCCTGATTGGCTTGCGTATAGGTCACGCTACGCGCGCCGTCGCCCTGCGCGTAGGACGCCGAGACGGCCTTGCTGCCCCCGAGGAGCTGGAGGTACGCCTGCTGAAGCGCAATGAGCGCGGCTTGTAGCTGATCGAGCGTCATGCCGTCCCAGACGCTGTCGTTAAAACAGTTCGCCATGAGCGTTCCTTATGCGAGACGAGACACGAAAGAGCGTTTCGGCGCCGTCGACGTGGTCGCGATCGCTGCGGCGGGCGCGGGCATCGGCGGCGGGACTTCTCGAGGCTGAGGCGGTTCGTCGTCGTCAGTCGGCGCGAGCGAGCGCGCGAGCGCGTCCGCGCGGCGGTTCAGTTGCAGACCGAAAAAGAGCAGACCGCATAGAGCCCCATAGGCGTAGACCCGACAGTCGAGCGCTTCATTGGCGCGTCCGGGCGGGAGGATCC